AGATCTATATTAATGGGAGTTTATTTTGCTGGAACGATCTATTGGAAATTTCCTGTTCCCCTGGCAACTGTTTTACCTTGGGCTTGTGGGCTAATTGCGATGACGATGCTTTTTCAGGCTATTGTATATGGGAATGGCTACAGAAACACTAGATTAGAGGGGGAGGAGGAATTGCCAACTAACACAATTAATCATATTAGAGATAGCTTATAATCCTGATCAAAGAAATTGTTTTTATGCTTCCGATAGTTAATTTTGGTATACCATGGCAAAATGATTTCTATAAAATATAATGCTCTAGTGGATTTTTTTATATATAACAGAAAATGAATAAGGTTATTATGTCATTAAAAGTTTTCGATCAAAAAGCATTGGCGGTGATTAAGGAAGAATTTGATTATGTCGGCGATAAAAAAGAGTTTGAAATCTCTCAATCAAGTCTTGATAAAATTAACAGGATATATATTCTCTCAGCGATTATCAACAATGACAATTTTTTAAGGCTGGCAGATATCATAACGCATTCTTACAATGTACATCATGTTACGGTTTCGCTAGCTAGAAATTCTTTGCACATGCCTATTTTGCAAATGATGAGGATACATTTGATTCCATAATGAATGAAATATAGGTAACTGCGATTTAGTGCGGATAAATAGAACCTTAGAAGATATAAAATAAAAAAACCAGAGACGGTCAATCTCTGGTTTTAAGAAATAAAAGACTTTGCGTGGTCTTGTTTTATATCCTCATAGTAAAGTTTTTATACGTTTTTTAGCAACCAAAACGTACAGACTTCACATTTTCAAGATTCTAAATAGTTGGGGCGGTTTTTGTTTTAATGATTGTTGGCATACTTAAGGACAAGTTTTTGATGTATAAACTGATTATTTTAATTCTGCTGATTTTTTTATATTTTCGTTACATACATAACTTTCCAGTAACTGAAATAAAGCAGACGATTGAAGAATTGTGCGAAAAGAAAGAGCCGAAGGAGAAACGTATTTTTTAAGAAAGAGGAACGAAATGAATTTTATAAAAATTAATGGAAGTTATCGAGATGAAGAATTAATAAATCTATCTATGGTAGAAAACATTTATAAAGAAAACAAAGATTTAGATTGGAAAGATCGATATGGGATTGTCTTTATAATTGATGACTCTTCTTATGAAACTTATTTCACAGAAGAAATCGAAAGAGATAAATATTTTGAGGAATTAGAAAAAAAGCTAACAATCTAAAAGATTTGTAATATTATATTTGTCAAATAAAAATTTTATTATTATCTTTAGCCATATATACAAAGGAAGTTATATATGGCTGTCAGTTCTTATGGTCTAAGAGGCTTCGAAGAGTTTTACACCGACGGTGACAAAAGAATCCAGTCTTGGATGAAAGAAATCTACAATGATACTGCGACAGTAACGCAATCCAGATGGCTACAACAATCGATAGACGAGCGTTTCTATGCGGGAGATCAAAGCCTTTGGAATGAGTTCTATTCATCTATTCCTGTATTTCGAAGAAAGCAGTTCAACTTCAATAAGATCAAAAGAATAGTCAACATGGTAAGCGGTCACCAAAGGAAGAACCGCAAAACTCTGAATGTCGTTCCTGTTGAAAATAGCGACCAATTAACAGCCGATCAGTTTAACAAGGTACTGATATGGGCTAACACGCAAGAAAATGTATTTAACACCCTTTCTGACGCGTTCTTGGGCAGTTTAATAACAGGCATGAATCTTCTTTCTGTATGGATGGATTATAGAACTGATCCTTTCTCGGGTGATTTACGAGTTGATAACCTAGCATACAACGGATATCTCATTGATCCATGGTTCAAGAAAAAAGACCTGACAGATTGTAATTATATTTGGGTGAGACGCTTCCTAAGCAAAAAGCAGATTTCATCTCTTATGCCTGAGCGCGAAAAAGAAATAATGGCAATGAGTGCCGATACCAACAAAGACGGGTATTTCAATTTCCTTCCGGAGAATTACAATATCAGTCAAAGACAGCTTCTTCCCTATGATGAGTTTTACTATTTAGATTATAGAGACGCAACAATCCTTGTTGACCCTGAAAATGAAGAATCTATCGAATGGAACGGACCTAAAGACAATCTTAAATACTATCTCGCTAAATATCCGAATATTAAGAAACAGACAATCCAAAAGCAGACTTGCAAGCTAGCTATTTGTGTTAACAATCGAGTTATGTATTCTGGTAAGAACCCATATAAGACCGATAGATATCCATTTATACCAGTAATAGCATATTACCAGCCAGAACTTCCATATTATGAATGGCGCATTCAAGGTATGGTCAGAGGTCTTAGAGATGCGCAATTTATTTTAAATAGACGCCAGCAAATTTTGCTTGATGTGCTTGAATCTCAAATAAATTCTGGCATGAAGGTAATGGAAGATTCACTTGTTGATGATAAAGATGCTTTCAAAGCAGGTCAGGGACAGGCTTTATTTATTAAAAAGGATGCGCCACTCGGGTTAGATTCAGTTCAAAAAATTCCGGCAGCCGATGTTTCTCCGGCGTTTACTAACATTATCGATCAGATGAACCAGTCAATAATGGACATTTCCGGTGTAAATGAAGAGCTACTTGGCTCTGCGGAAGATGATAAGGCAGGTATACTTTCCATGTTACGACAAGGAGCTGGCTTAACGACCCTTCAACTGCTATTTGATAACTTAGATGAATCTATGAAAAACTTAGGAAGACTAGAGATTGATCTAGTTCAAAGCAACTTTACTCCTTCAAAAATTCAGAGGATTATCAATGAAAAACCAACTGAGCAATTTTTTAATAAGACTTTTCAGAAGTTCGACTGCGATATTGTCGAAGGCACGAATACTTCTACGCAGAAATTGCAAGCCTTCCAGCAAGGAATGTATTTACGCGAAGCTGGTATTCCGATTCCGTCAGAGTTTTTGCTTCAAATGTCTTCCCTTCAGGATAAAACTAAAGTTATTGAGCAGATTGTACAACAAGAACAACAGCAACAACAAATGCAGCAAATGCAAATGCAAGTGCAAATGCAAGAACTACAGGCTAGAGCAGAATTATCTCATGCTAGAGCAAATGCAGACCAAGGATTAGCAGTAGAAAGAGCTTCTAGAGTACAGGAAAACCAAGCTTTAGCTGTGGAAAGAAGGGCAGCAGCAATAAAAGATTTAGAGGCTGCAAGTTTAGATAAGATTAAGGCTGCGAAAGAACTTACCACGATTGATTTAACACAATTGCAACAGCTATTAGATATTGTTGAAAGGATAAAGGGTGGAGAAGAAACTAAAGCTGAGAAACTGGAAAAGCCTCAATCTAACGAAACACAAACTAAGGGAGTGGCATGATGAAAAAACAGTGTTCTAAAATAAAAGAAGTAAAGAAGCACTTGAAAGGCGATGCAAAGACATGGGACAAGCTATCAAAAGAAGCGAAAGGTGAAGAAAAATCAGATAAAAAGCTAATCAAAAAAATTAAAAAAAAGAAATAGGATTTTATGAAAAAGAAGGCTAAGGGACAAACCAAAGTTCATAAAGTAATGGAAGAATATAAAGAAGGAAAGCTACATAGCGGTAGCAAGAAAGGGCCAGAAGTAACTAATCGCAAACAGGCAGTTGCGATTGCCCTTAGTGAAGCTCGCAAGTCCGGAGCGAAAATTCCTAAAAAATCTTCTAAAGGAAGATAAAGAATTTCGCAGGAATCCGTGTGTCATGGCTCGGTATGGGAGTTCTGCCAAGGCCTCCCGTCCTGCACTTTTAAGTTTGAAGAGAAGCCAAAGGATCGAGGCTACCAGACAGTGGAAAGAATAGGAAATAACTTAGTCGGAATACCTATCATCAAGAGGTTTAAGTCCTCTTTCTTCTTTTATAAACGTTGTAACAACAATTAACCGAGAGGTAAATATATGCGCCGAGAGGAATATAAAGAGATTGACCGAAGCAAATATCATAATGGTCAAGAACCATATGAAAGCAAAGGTGAATACCAAGAAGAACAACAGCCACATTTTACAGGTGAAAGGCATGAAGAAAGATGGGAAAAAGACGGAACAATTAAAAAGGAATATCCAAAAGGAAGAAAGTTCGATCAAATCATGGACAATCCCAAATTTGTTCAAAAAAGAAAGGCTGATTATCCAAATAGATATGTAGGTGAACTTGCTCCAAAGAAAGAAATAGAGCAAATTAGACCGGGAAATTACAAAGACGATAGATATAAATAGATTTATTTGCCCTATGGAAACGTAGGGCTTTTTTTGAGGTTTTAATGGCTACTGTCATAACAAAAAAAGAAGAGATTAGCGTTCCAAATTACGAAATAACAGCCGGAGATCTAGCCGATGAAGTCGGCAAGATCTATATGAAAGATCTATGGAAAGCTATTGAAAGGAATGCAAAACAAAACCAAAAAATTATCTATTATTTGACTACAGTTCGAAAAGATCCAAAAGATCTAACAAAAATACTAATTTACATTTGGCCCTTTTTAAAACCAATAATTTAT